GCTTTTGTACGCCAAAGAATTTAACGTAGTAATCATCTTCATTAGCAATACTATTCTTTACTTTAACTACGTAACCATGTTTACATTGTGTAGGTAAGTCTTCTATGTTATTAACTTCGTTAGTAACAACATTTAATAAATCTCCAGTTGGAGAAGTTACTCCAAATTTTGTACCATTAGTAAGATATATACCGTTACCTATAATTTCTACTTCATTTGCATCGAATTCACTAGTTGCTACAATAGCTTCTTCTAAACTACCTAAGATACTTTCAGCTGTAACTGTTGTTTTAGTATCAAAGGATGTAGGAGTAGGACGGATGATACCTAAGTTACCTTGTATTTGAGAAGTACTAACTTTATCAACAGTAACTTTGTAATACGCATCTTTCATCCAAAGATAAAAATAATCACCTGCTATCCAACCTGCACCACCATAAAGCATGTCATATGTGGTAGTGTATCTAGCTTGGTATGTGGTTGTTTGGGTTTCTCCTGAACCTGTTGTATAAGGAACAGACTGACCTATAGTAGATATTCTAAAGTATAAGTCAGTACCTCTGTTAACAGAGTTATTACTACTATCTTTAACATCAATGGTATAAGTATAGTCACCTGATACAGCGTCTGTGTCTGTTACAGAAGCTCCATCATTAATAGAAAAAATACGAGTAGCAATGTTAGGAGCCCATGCATCTCTACCATCTAATGCTGTATCATTACATCTAGTAGCATCAGTAATTCTTGTAGCTCTAGCTCTAAGCGAGCCGTCAGTATGACAATAATTGTTACTAGATTTTATTAACTCTACTTTTAATCTTGTAGCAGTAGTTGTAGTAGTAGTAGTATTATCGTTAAATAAATTTACTGCATACTGACTAGCATAACTAACTTTTTTTAATTCAATATATGCTTCAGCTGGTCTAGCAGTTTCAGTAGTAGCTGCCATTGCAACAGTCTTAGTACGATTAGTTATATAAGTATAATCGTTAAGTGTTAGTGTCTGTATATCTTCATCATCAGTATGTGTTAAATAAGTAACTAATGCTGATTGACTAGATACAGCTGCAGGATAGGTAACGTTCATTTCATCCCCTGCACTGTGTCGTTTAACACCACTTACATAGATGTCAGTACAAGTCCACATCCTAAGTACACCAGCTGTTGATATCTGACCTATATATTGTTCGTTCTCATCTCTGTAATAATGAAACCATCTTCCATTGGTAGCAGAGTTAAGACTACCATCACTTAAAGATTTAATTAACTTACCACCTGGACGTTTAGTTAATCCATTTACCAAGTCAGGGTAAACATTCTTAGCTTTAGACACCTGCCCTGGTAACTTAAGTTCATCAGGTTGTTGTGATATACCTCCAGTATAACTAGGTATTGTTTGTGTAATACTTGACATTATCTACGTAGTGCATTGTAAGGTTGATAAGATGTATAAATGCTTTCGTGTGGATTACCAAAGAATGATGGATCAGCTTTGTCGCATTCGTACTCTAGACACACAGCTCTAGACTTAGCTTCATCTTCCTTCAACAGCTGTGTGAGTTGTACGTTTGATACAAGCTGTGTAGCAGCCCTTACAGCAGCCCTGTAAGTTATGTAACGTTGGAATGGGTTAGGGAGATCTTCAAACGCATACAGCGTCACTAGATCAAGGTACAGAGTACTGGTAAATACATCAGTGTGGTTTACTAAATCATATAATCTTCCATTACGTTGTACGACATCCTTTGATTTATCTTTAAGTCCATCATGGATGTCGTATCTTAATGCATTATTAGGTATCGTTATGTAACCACTAGCATCAGGATCAACAGCTATGTGTTGTTCTGTGTTGAAATGCCAGCCTTCATTCTGTACATCTTTATTAACTTCAGCTAGTATATTATATATAAATGATATTTCAGGGTTCTCATAGTTAAGAGTGGTTACGGGTGATTGACCTATGCTACCCAAGATTGAGTTCACTGCGGATAGTTCGGTATCGGTGTCAATTGTCGAGGTAGCCATAAAAAATTTTGTAAAAAAAAAGGGAGACCGAAGCCTCCCCATGTGTAATATATTTAGAATGCAGCGTTACCTGATGAACCTGCTGCAGCACCTGCAACTAGTTCAACAGCAGCAGCTGGATTGAGATAGTCAGCACCCATAGCTAATCTACCAAGAATAACATCACCCTGATAAATCACGGAAACGTCACCAGAGGTGATCTGTACTTGAGGACCGATTGCTTCAACACAACCTGCAGCTTCTCTTTGGAAGATTAAACCACAAGAGTTAGCGAATTCTGTTTCTTCACCATACTCGTTGTTGATTCCTGTTACATCGTTTGCAGCATCTTCAACAGCTTCACCAACAAATGAGCCAGTGTTGCCAGGAGAAGTTACTCCAGGGTTTGTAGCAGAAGCAGAACCATACTTAGTACCATAGCTTGAGAAGAATGGAATGTTCATTGACTTGTAGATCTTGATGCCTGCAATTTCAATGATGCCATTACCAGACTGTAAAGCTTTACCTTGTACGTCTCTGTTAACAAGACCATTAGTACCTACCGCTTGGATAAGTTCATAATATTGTCTTGGGTTTAGTACACCTACACGTCCTTCACCACTCACACCTTTCTCATCGAGAGCAGCGGCAGCGTCATAGAAAGCTGAAATTAGTGAAGCAGGTACGTATGCATCAGATGCTTGGTTGTTAGTACCAACACGGATCTGAGTACCACCTGGTTCTACGAATCCAGACTTAGTGATAGGTGATGCAGCTCTAGCACCACGTGCAATAGCACGGAAGACTAGTCTGTCATATTTTTGAGCCAATGCATAACCGATCTTCTTAGAGATCTCACCACGTAGTTCGTAGTGTGCAAGGGTCTCATCTAGCTCGTAAACAAAAGCTGAACTGATAAGCAAGTCATCAACAGTTATTGTTTTTTCAGCTACTGGAGGAGCACCATCACTGTTACCCAAGATAGAATTACCTGGAGTATGGAATTCAGCTTTAGTGTGTCCTGTGTATATAAATTGTAAAGATTTCCCGTTCTTAAGTGTTCTCTTCATGACGAGATCTCTAGCTATTGAGTTATACTCAAAGCCTTTGAACATTTCGCCACTGAACAATTTAAGATAAAGTCCTCTTTTATCACCCGCACCGTTAGCTTGACCTAATTGGGTTAGCAGGGTCGGGTTTGCACTTGATTGTTGTGCCATTTTTCTTTATTTTAAAATGTATTGAATGTATATTTTCCCTTGCCAGCAAATTAAAACGTTTGTTTTTGTGGTCTTTCCCACCGTCTAGACGGCTAAAGGTATCCTCCGTAGAGGGCTGAAGCCAAAGCGAGTGAGGGGAATCGAACCCCTGTTAAGTTAGGTTGGAAACCTACTTTCTTCCATAGTCACTCGCAAGGATGCACAATATGGCGCAGCCTTTTCATGATGTCTCACATGAGACCATTCTACATATAGAATAAAAGATAGCAGTCCAAAAACTACTATCCATAATTCATTAATCTGAAGTTTTTTCTTCATCAACTCCAGGTGGTTGTTTGTCACTAGGCATAGTGTCTGGCTTTTCAGGCTCAGGTGTATACCTAGTTACAAAGGCAGGGTTAGCTGAACTTTGTTGTGACATTAGAAACTATACTTAGCTCCTAACTTTGTACCGTAGGTGTTATCAGCGTCTTCCACTTGTGCGAAAGATACTTCACCATAGACACCAAGTTTATCTGTAGCAGAGACAGAAGCACCAAGCTTGCCAGAGAAATTAGACTCTGAATCAACGCCATCAGCAGCATTAATTGTCTTACCACCTTGGATGTAGTAAGCAAGATCACCGAGAGAATTTTCATAACCTATGTGTAGGTCTGTAGCTCTTGACTCATAGTCAGAACCAGTGTAGTTAGCATTTGATTCTACGTTAACATATGGTCCAGCCATTGCAGGTGTAGAAACAAGAGTGGTTGCTAGGACAAGTGCAAGTTTTTTCATTGTAATTAAGATTTTGTTGTTTTAGTGTAAGATACACCACGATAAACAAGTTTTACAGTCATTG